GCGCACGCTGACCATCTCCAAAGGCGTCACAGTTGAAGTGATGAGCTGGAGCGCCAAGCGGAAAAACAAGCAGTTCACCGCCTACTATCCGAAGTCCGCCAGAAACCTTAACCCCGGCGCATCAACGCCAAAAACGCAGGTGTATCGGATTATCCGTAACGGGCTGTCTCCGGAGCAGGCACAGGCGCTGGCAGAGAAAATTTACCGCGATATTGTTCTGCACGAGCTTAAATTCTCCTGCTCGACATACGGCGATAACGTCCTGACACCACGCACGCTGGTCCGCATTGAGGGAACACAGTCACTTTACGACCAGCTTTACTGGTGCGACTCGGTAACCCGGCGCATGAGCTGGGATGAGGGCTATTCAATGAGGATTTCCGGCAAAAATCACTCGCCGGCACTGGAGATAACGACCGAATGAATCATCTGATGAATATGATGGCGATGCGGTCACAGCAGGCTAACGCTGCATTCTCCGGCACGCGCCAGGGGGTGATTACCGCCTATGACCCGGCAGAGTACGCGATAAAGGTGGCGCTTCAGCCGACGGGTGAGGAAACGGGATGGATACCGCTCGGAACACCGTGGGCTGGCAATGGCTGGGGGTTCGCGGCGGGGCCGATGATTGGCGCTGAAGTACAGGTGGACTTTGACTCTGGCCAGATAGGCGTGCCGATGGCCGGCAGTCAGTTCTTCAACAATGAAGACCGCTGCCCGGCACCGCCGTCTGGCGAGTTGTGGATTGTGCACCAGTCGGGCTCTATGCTGAAGTTCCTCAATTCGGGAGCGATCGTCATTCAGGACAAGGCGGGTACAGTTTTGTCTCTGAACGGTAATGGCACATCGACACATAGCGCCGCCGGCGGAATGACAATCAACGCCAACATCCAGAACAACGGAAACTTTCAGGCGTCCGGCTCGATTAATGACCAGAATGGCGCGCATGGGTCGCTTGGCGATCTGCGCATCAAGTACAACGGTCATAAGCACAATGGCGTGCAGACCGGCAGCGGTTCAACCAATACAACGGACAGCCCAACCAGTTAAGGCCAAAGCATGTACGACCTATATCACTATGTCGGCACGGACTTATCCGTTTCGCCGAGCGGCGACCTGCTGCCTGTTACTGACTCAGAGCGCCGCAAGCAGAAGATTTTAAGGCGACTCATCACTAATCCCGGCGAGCTGGTATTTCATCCGGAATATGGCGCTGGCCTGGGCAAAAAAGTTGGTGAGTCGGTGAACATCAACGAGTGGAAGGCGCTCATCCTCGGGCAGATGAAACTTGAGGATTGCGTTGCCAGAAGCCCTGAGCCAACTGTCAGGCTGACCATCATCGAGAATGGCGTGGATGTTTACGTGAAATACACGGATGCCGTCAGCGGAACGGCTGAGTTTCTCAATTTTGATATCACGAGGTAGCCGTGGCGCTCAATATCAAGTCATTTACCACACTGGTTACAGACCAGGTGACGGCCATTCAGGCCAAATCAGCGCTGCTCGTTGACCTCTCCATAGGAAGCCTGCTCAGGGCTATTGTGGAATCAAACGGCGGCGTGGTTTTGTGGCTTCAGCAGCTTATAGTGAACCTCCTTGTCATCACCAGGGCCGCAACCAGCTCTGGTTCAGACCTTGATTCATGGTTCGCTGATTATGGCTTCACCCGCGAGCCGGCGACGTATGCTACAGGCACAGTGACATTCTCACGTTTTACCGCAACCAATGCAGCGCTTATCCCTGTCGGAGCACAGGTCACTACGAATGACGGAACGCAGACATATAACGTAATCGCTGACACTACCAACGCGGCATACAGCCCCTCGCAGTCAGGGTACGTAGTTGCGGCCGGTACAGCTTCGGTTAACGTGCCGGTACAGGCAGCATCCGCGGGCGCTGCAGGCAACGCCTCAGCCGGAACCGTGACCACTGTAGTCGGCTCAATTCCTGGCATAGACACTGTGAATAACGCGAATGCCTTCGCTAATGGCGCAGACGCTGAGTCAGACGATGATGCGCGTGCCAGATTCCGCCTCTGGATACAGTCGCTGTCTAAGGCAACGAAAGCCGCGATTGAATATGCGATCGCCAGCGTTCAGCAGGGCGTGACTTATAAAGTAATCGAGAATCAGAACTATGCGGGAACCACCCAATATGGCTATTTCTATGCTGTGGTAGATGACGGCAGCGGCGCACCTTCCAGCACCTTCCTGTCTTCGGTTTACACGGCCATTGATGCCGTGCGCGGGTTCACCATCAGCTTCAACGTGTTTGGCCCGACGGTCGTCACTGCCAACATCGCCATGACTATCACCACAGACCCGTCGGTTACGCACAGTGACATTGTGGCGTTGGTCAACACAGCCATCACAAATTACATCGCAACGCTGTCTCTTGGGCAGTCTCTGCCAATCACCAAGCTGTCGGCAGTAGCTTATGAGGCGAGCACATATGTCACGAACGTCACCAATATCACCATTAACAGCGCCACATCAGACCTCACAGCCACTGTGAAACAGGTCATTCGCGCAGGCACCGTTGTGGTCAGCTAAGGAGATTCCATGGCAACAGGGGACCAGAGTGATTTCGTCTCCCGCCTGAAAGCGCTCATGCCTGCCAGGTGGTTTAATGACAGCAACCCCATACTTGATGCTGTGCTTAACGGGCTGGCACAGGCGCTGGCATGGGTTTATTCGCTTTATCTTTATTCAGCGCTACAGGCCCGCATCCTGACCGCTACGGGGGGATGGCTTGACCTTATTGCTTACGACTTTTTCGGTGACAGAATAAAGAGAGAGGCCGGTCAGGGAGACGGGGATTTTCTGAACGTAATCCGGACAAACATGTTCCGAGAGCGCGGGACCAGACAATCCATAATCTCCGCGCTTGAAGACCTTACAGGAATTACGCCTGACATTGTCGAGCCAACATGCCCGATGGACACAGGAGCTTATGGTGGTCCGACAATAGGTTATGGCATGGCTGGGGCGTACGGTTCTATGATGATGCCATACCAGGCTTTCGTAACAGCTTACAGGCCTGTGGGCGTAGGCGTTCCATATGTGGCTGGGTATACATCGACACCATCTGGATATAGCAGCCCGTCGCGTGGTGAATATGCGCCAGCAGCAAACCTGGTAAGCCTTACTGACGCGCAAATATATGCAGCCATTGCCTCTGTAAAAATGGAAGGAACGGCTGTATGGGTGAGAATCCTTCCCGCGACATCGAAATAATGCTCCAATCCACCTACAACCCGCCACTGCGCGGGTTTTTTATTGAGAAAATTAAATGGATCGTCAAATCGTATATGCCGGCGCTATCCCGCTGGAAACAGACCTCCTGAATACCAACAAATACGCCATGATTGGTCTGGCTAAGCTTGCTTCAGCACTGCTTGGCTCGAACACATACGTGCATGGGCTTGCCTGTACGCCAAGCAGTCCGGCTTCAATGATTGTGAATGTGGCTGCCGGTCAGATTTACAGCCTGCAGAACATCGATGGCACGGCCTATTCTTCTCTGGCAGCGGACACTACCCACACCATCCTTAAGCAAGGTCTGATTCTGGATGCCACTCAGTTCACGCTGACCGCTCCCGGAACATCAGGATACAGCGTAAACTACCTGATTCAGGTCACTTATACTGATATGGACAGCGGCGCTACGGTGCTTCCTTATTACAACGCCAGCAACCCATCCGTAGCCTGGAGTGGGCCTAACAACTCCGGTACCGCGCAAAACACTGTACGATCTGGCATCTGCACCGTCGCCCTGAAGGCGGGCGTGGCAGCCACTACTGGCACACAGACCACACCATCACCTGACACCGGCTATACAGGCCTGCATGTGATCACTGTTGCGCAGGGCGCTACTACCGTCACCGCAGCGAACATCTCTGTCTATCCGAACGCGCCAATTCTGAATCAGGCGGGTATCTATGACAGCTTTCAGCGCAATACAGCAATTTACGGCATTGATACCGGCGCGGCTAACGCATATGTAGTGAACATCAACCCTAAAATTCTGTCACTGACTGATGGCGCAGAAGTTATTTTTAAGGCCACAAATGCGAACACCACCTCATCTACACTGAACGTGTGCGCTCTGGGTGCATTCCCTGTAACCAGCAAGGCCGGTGCTACCCTGATTGCGAATGAGATTGTGGCGAACAGTCTGGTTAAAGTTCGCTGGTCTGCGTCCGCCAGCTCATGGGTGCTGATGGATGCAACAGGCACATTCCAGACTGCCCCAACAGCAACGGCCGGAACGTCTACAACACAAGTTGCCACCACAGCGTTTGTGGCAAACGCGATCCTTGCCGCCCCCGGGCGACTTCTCGGCGCGCCCAGAATGATCACAGCAACAGGGACCAGCACCTACACGCCAACACCAGGCACAACGTTTTGCATCGTTGAATTAGTTGGTGCATCAGGCGGAAGCGGCGGCGTTGCCGCAACTAACGCAAGCACAACCGTGGTTACAGCACCAAGCTGCCAGGGAACATACGCATGTTTTTACTATCCCAACCCTACCACCCAGTCTGTCTCTATAGGGGCCGGTGGGATTAGGGGGGCAGCCGGTGGCGGGAATGGCTCTCCGGGAGGGTCAAGTTCATTTGGGACCCTTGTTGTTTGTCCTGGGGGGCAAGGTAGCTATGCGGCCGCTCCAAGTACTGGCGCAATCAGCCCTGCTCTGGGCGCTGCTGCTGGAGCTCCAACTGTCAACGCGGGGGTTACATTGATATCTTCAATTTACGGGAAGCTGCCTCAGAACGCGATTCAGGTATCCGCGGGGATTGGAACAAACTATTCAGCAGCTCCAAATGGCCCAATGTGGGGAACAACCTATGGGATGTCAGTAGATGGTGTTTACATTCCTGTCAACACGTCGGCAACGCCCGGTAACGTCGGTTATGGCGGCGCTTGCAGAATCTGGGAGTACGCATAAATGGCAAGTTACGCACAGGTATTAAATGGTGTTGTTGCTAACTGGATACCTAACGTCACAGATGATGACCTTCAGCAGCTGGAAAGCCTGTTTCCTGAATATGAATACTGCATTATCCCTGATGGCGTAAGCTGCAACATTGGTGATTATTATAATCCAGCGGATGGACTGTATTATCAGGACCCTGAGTTTAAGTGGATTTCAGGCATTATTATTCCACCAAGTACTGATGAAGCGTATGCCGCAGCTGTAAAGCGAATAACAGAGTATATGGGGTATGTTTTAGGAAAGATAAAAAGCCCCTATACTGACGCCGAGGCTCAAACCTGGTGGTGCCAGTACCATGAGGCAGAGGAGTGGACGGCCAATAATAACTACGTTCCAGTGATGCTTAACGCCATGGTGTCAAACTCTGGTGGCAAGTGGGATCTTGCAACGCTTGCAGCGAATATCCTGTCTAATGCAGCTGCATGGAAAGCGGGGGTAGGGGAAGCTTTAGGGAAGCAAAGGGTAGTTTATTCAGACCTTGAAGAGATTAAGGCTGGAATGATTGCTGGAACAAAAACATACCTCGATATGCAGAATTACGATGTTGAGTTTGCAATACCAGAGGTAAGCATTGTGGATAAATTTGCATAATGCCCATCATTGCGGTCGTTTCATATCTGGCAGCCATAATCTCAGGCTGCCAGCCTGCATTTAATTTTACTGTGGCTATTCTTTCATGGATTAGCGCCAGGGAGTGTGCCGGTCGCTCTCCCAAAGCGGCCGCCTCTTATATCGTTCTTTGCATATGGTCTTTGTGCATCGGAATAACTTCAATTGACAGTGAAGTTTTTGCCGTAGAGGCGGCGATTGCGACGGTCGCATTCGTCCTATGGGAGCTTAAAACGCTTGTCGTTAAGCCTGTGAAAGGCGACAAATTTGATTCCGTACATTATTTCTATGGGGTCATTCCGGCAATAGGTATGGAGGGAGCGTGCAACACGGCCAGGCCGTCAGCGCTTTCTGAGTTTGGCGGCAGAGTTGTTGTAGGTGGAGGTTGGGTATGGTGTGTTCACAAAAAGCATTTTGCGAAGGTGCCACTATCAAGGATAGACATATCCTGCGCCGTTCTGATCAATACAAATGAGCCGGTGAACAACGAAACAACGAGGAAGCTGGATGCAAAAGTAGGAACCAGAGCTGTTTATCTTCTGAATGACTGCTCATCGCTTCATTGCAACAGGACGCTTGAAATGGTTCTCATATCAAGACTAGTGAAGAAAATGCTCATGAATCTAAACATCAAAGCATAATCATTACACCATCCTTGCAAAATCCTAACGTAAAACATAAAATCCACTCAACAATGAGCTGAGATTAATGTTAAATGAATCACATACGCGGTATTGATGGCTTGAGGGCCGTTGCGGTCTTAATGGTTTTACTTCAACACTATGTTTTTAACTATTACTTTGGTACTGGAAATGAATCTGGTGGTATCGGGGTATCAATATTTTTTGTTATCAGCGGATTTTTGATTACATCAATCCTTCTTAACAAGAAAGATTCCAACCAGTCTTTAAGGGATAAGTTTATATCTTTTTACGTAAGAAGGTTTTTAAGGATAGTACCAATATTTTATTTGGTAATACTTGTTGGATATAAGTTTAATCTGTACTGGTTTACTGAGATTAGCTCATGGTGGCATGTTTTATACGCAACTAACATATATATATTCTTAAATCAGCACTGGGTAGGATATGTAGGGCATTTCTGGTCGCTTGATGTTGAAGAGCAGTTCTACCTAGTTTGGCCCGCTTTAATGCTGTTAACCCCAAGGAAATATATTATTTATGTTATCTCTGGGGCATTTTTGA